GGCTGTTGACGTAGAGTCTCCAGTGACTTGATGAACCTAGCATCTAAGTATTGATGAAATAGTTTCTTGTTAGTCCATCCTTTGATGAATGGTTCCTTGGTAATAGGTGAGATTAAACCAATGATAGGCTCTGGTGGTTCAAACACTGTACCAATTAAGGTAGGCTTAACACTGTCAACATCACCCTTCATCTTCACCATGTAGGGTGCCTTGTGTCCATTGTACTCTCGAAAAATCTCAATCAGACCATCCTGCAAGAATGATTCCATTAGGAGATCACCTAGGCTAAGTGTTGATTTGATATTCGTATCATCGATACCAATGGAGCGTGCAATACGAGCACCAATTAGGTTACTCGCGAAAGTAAGTTTAACTGATGCACTGTATGTAGTGCTTTTATTTCGGATGCAGTACCTAAGTAAAGTATCCCATGACTCATTGACGATGTTATCAATCTCATATTCCCATGTAGGGTAGTGAGCAAGTAATCTCGCACCCTCATTGAATATCTTATCAGAGTCTACTATTACTTTAGCTACGCGTTCTGTTAGATATTGTGCTGGATTCATTTTGTCCTTAATTATTTAGCAACTGCCATCACAAGGTGCTCGGTAGCAGTGCTCGCATTCTTCAGATGAGTATCCACAAATCTCTGTCGAGATTCCATCAACAACATCGCAACCACAATCTTTGCATACATCATTTGGAGTACCTTCTGCTCCTGCGGGTTCACAACACATAATAGTTTTCCTTATTCAAAGTCAGCAATGTTTAATTGTTCGAGACGGCCTGTCTCTGTATTGTACTTGGTGGCTCCGCAATCACCAGTACGCCCGGTGAATCGTGATTTAAGAACTCGCAGCTTAATGGTATTCCTAACTTGTTCGAGTTCCGCGACCATGTTACGGGCAAATGCGATGATGTCAAAGGAAATCTGCTTAATAGAGCCACTGCCTTTGATGTCATCGATAGTTGGTAGATGTCCTTCTTCAAATGGTTTCTCCCCTTTACGTAGATGTGAGATAACACCTAACCAGATGTTATGTTTCTTTGTGATCTTCAGTAAGTCAGACATGAATGAATCAACTGCTTCGTTACCTGTCTTACCTTTAGCACCTTCAGATACCGCAATAGTGATGTGATCTAGGATGATATACTTGCAACCCATCAAGCATAGGTGCTCGATTTTATCTACCAGTGAGTCATCACTAACAGAACCTTGGTGGTCAAGTACGATTAATCGCTCATCACCGAACACTGCTTGGAATGCTGCATACTGTTCTTCCTCAGTGCTATCGTTGCTTGTATTGCTTTTACGCAGTTGCATACCGATAAACTTCTGAGCTGTTTCGCCTACTGATTCTTCCAGTGAGATCATACCCACCATATCAGGTGTCTTATCTAAGACTTCCAATACGATTTCCTTAATGACAGTACTCTTACCAGAGCCTGTACCCGAAGCGAATAGGGCGATCTCACCCATACGCATACCTAGTAGCTTGTCATTGAGACTGGATAAACATTCTGGATACGGTACTGAGACTACATCTTGGCGTAGCTTGAACTGATCCCAGATTGCTTCACCCTTAACTACTCCTGCAGGTGAGAACTCTTTAGCATCAAAGATACAACTCATTAAGGCTTGTGAGCTATGCTTAACTAATACATCGCATGGATCTTTCTCAGGTAGCTTTGCTAGTTTAACTTTGTCATAGCCGATGATTCGTGCCGCTGTCTGTGCTGCTTTCTGACCGGGTTCATCCATGTCAAGCATCAAGATAACTTCATCGAATGAACGTAACCATTCACGTTGCTCTAACAACATCGCCGTTGCAGATGCTGATGGTAAGGCTACTACCGGATAGAATCTTTGATATTTATCGTATTGGGCTTGACTGACTGCCAATGCGTCAAGTTCCCCTTCTGTAATGATAATCCGCTTACCACCACTTGATACGTTTTGCCCGAAGAGTTGTACACCCTTGAAGTCTCCGTGTATTGTAAACTTTTTAGGTAGAGTCCGTTCCTTGTATGCCACCACCGCGCCATCTCGTGTGTATGGATAAAAATGAGAGCTGACAGTGCCATCTTCTGCATAAGAAACTTTAACCCCATAATGGGCTGCAACAGTTTTAGTGATAGCTCGTTCTTTAAAGCCGCGTGTATCATAGTTTTGGATCTCGGTTAGTGTGTGCATTGAATAATCTTCTTTGAATGAGTCAACCCGGATAGCATCGGGGTCTGTTGGTGCTGTTTTAAAACAAGAAAAGCAATAGCCATAATCATCACCCTCTTTGAAAGAGAATGCATCATGGCTAGGGCATTTAGGACAGGCTGTATGTAGCCATCTTGACATAGTTAACTCCAGTAACGGTCATCGATAAGGTCTTCGAGTTGTTCTCGACGGGATTTCTTTCGTTCATTCACATATTGTTTCTCATTAAACTTGTTTCGGTTGTCTCCCTTTTGTTCATCGAACTCAGGGGTTTCTTGTTGAGGTTGTTCTTTGTATTGCTTCATTTTGGTTTAAGAAATTTTACTGCTCCGATGTTCCCATTATACCACAAACGCTCTCCATCAGGTGTCTCGACTCGCGAGAGGACTTCGTTTCCCCACTGCTCTTGACACTCTCGGTAAGTAAGTATGCCCTTTCCCATACACCAATCGTATATAACGAAGGTGAAGGCATCTTTTCCATAGCTGCTAATGTCAGCCAGTAATTCAGAACATGAGGTGGTATATCCTCTCCAGTCTGATTCCTTGTATGACTTAACTCGTCTGGTTTTACCTGCTGGTAGTTTTGTTGTGACACTTGTTAGTTGCTTTCTTCCGATGTACTGTCTTCCGGTTGGCCCGAAGACTGCGTAGATGAATCCGAAAGCTCCGGACGGTCGCTCAGTGAGAGCAATCCAGTGGCCATAGTCTTCCATGCTAGTTTTTCCTTTAGTTCTTCAAATGTTAGTACACGTAGGTCTGCTTCGTATTGTCTAATGTAGATACAGTTTACGCACTTTACAAAGTTATCTTTCCAGATAGCGCCTTGTTTTTCCTGCCATGTGGACACAACTGTATCCCAAAGCCTGTCTACCTGAGCGTTATCTACTATTTTATTTGCTGTTACTGGCCCAAGACCTTTGATACCTTTGATGTTATCAGCGGCATCCCCTGTCAGGAATTGTTTGAACATGAATCGATAGGATTCTTCTGGAGTCCACAGACCTGTGGTTCCTGTCTTGAAATTGTAATGGTAGCTAGGAATACAATTCAAGTCTTTATCGATGTGGCAAATGATATATGTCTGATTGTTATCACGGCATGTTTGTGCTATGATAGCGCAATAGTCATCCGCTTCACCGTTGTCTCCTTGCATAGCGATATCTTCTACATGCTCATATAGCATGTTGATACGTTCTCGTACATCAGGATCAATGGTATCTTTACGATTACCTTTGTATTCCAAGTCAGCTGCGAACCTAAAGTTGTTCTGACCTTTAACCAGTACAACTCCTGCTTTAGCTGATGTAGCTTCCATGATCTCTTCGATCTTCCTATCAGTATACTTCTTACATAGGGCTTCTGAGGTGGTTGTATGGGCTATCTGGTACAGAATACTATCTGCATCAATGATAGCCATGTCAAACCGTTCTTCTTCTTCAATCATTTGTATACCCATTCCATTATTCGTTGTTCTACCCTGTCATCTAACAATGAAATAACAGGGCTAAATATAAAGTATAGTAATCTTTTAGTGAACTTCTGCATAATTCTTTCCTGAGTGTGATGCACCATTCATACACATTACACCGAATTCTTTTGGTGCTTCTGTGAATGCCAGTACCGATAGCTCCTCGACGCGATGGGCATCTTCATCCTTACATACGACAACGAATTCATCGTGGTAATGTAACGAAAAATAATGATGTATTCCTTCTTCGATTAGCTTCTTTTTTAACCATACGATAGCTGCCTTACAGGTGATACCCTCTGTGGTTTGTAACCTGTAGTTTAGTACCTGATGTTTAGAACTGACAAACACAACACGACCATCTAAGCCACGGATGAATGCCATGTCTTTACCGAAGGCTGCTTCTGAGTTGGTGAACTCTTCTTCAAGTGTTGTGATTAGTTCTTTCATTCCGGGAATCGAATTGGCAAACTTTTCTTTCGCAGCTGCTCCCACTTTAGCATCTGTTGTTCCAGTGAGGATGCTACCGAGTTTACCTGCACCGCCCCCAAACAAGAAAGCGTAAAGAAAAGGCTTGGCGAGTTTGCGACTGCAACCCAGAGCATCAGCATTCCGTTGATGTACGTCTCCATTGATTACCTCATTAGTGAATTCATCATTCTTAAGGTCATGACATAGACCTCGCATCTGATTACCAGCTGAGTCAGCACCTACAATGGAGCATCCTTCTTCGGCAATAAGAAGGCTTCGCATTTCTTTTCCGTAGACTGAATCGACTGATGGTATGTTCGCAACAACTTCGTGGCGGCATCTAAAAGTAGGAGTCCCGATAGTCCACATCCTGCCGTGTAAGCGTTTATCTGCTTCTGACTGTACATCTTTTATCCATCCTTTAAGAATCCCTTGACGAGATCTGATTGTGTAATATTCACTGATCAATGGTGCTGCTCCACCGAGCGTTACTAGTGATGATTCAGTGATCTTTGGGCCTGTCTTAACCCACTCACGACCTACTTTAACTACGTTCCATTCATCAGGAACCCAACCAATACTATACAAGTAGCTTTTGACTACTTCTAGCTGGCCCACTTTGCCTTGTTCAAAAGCAACACGGGTATACGGGCCTTCGATTGGACGTTCTTGGCGACCACTTTCTTGTGTGTATCCGAAGTGTTTAACAGTAGCCACGGTGTAGCAACCATCTTTACGCCATGCTGGTGATTTGAATTCATCTTTGCTATCTACCTTTACACATTGCATACCGATTAGTGGTTCTAAGGTATCTTCAATTGCAGACATCTTAGATTCGATTTCGTCTAGTAGCTTAATTGCTGCATCCATATCGAACTTCCACCCTTTGATTCGGATGTCTGACTCGATAGCAGCGAATTCCATCTCAACTTCCATACCCTTAGCGAACAGAGGGTACTTCTTGATGATCTTAGAAGCAGCTACAGCAAGCTCTTTGTATACGATTACATTGAGTTCTACGTCTCGTACACAATACGTTAGCATTTCCTCAGAGTACTGATCAAAAGAATCGAACGGTAGCTTTGGAAATCCTAGTTTGGATCCCCATCCTTCTAACCCGTGTTTATGTGCTCTCTTATACTGAACAAGTAATGATAAGATCCATGTATCAATTACCTTTACGGTGCTTGGTAGTGTGAACCCTAGGATGTGTTTCAGTACAGGCAAGTCATAACCGATTACGTTATGCCCGAAGGCGATATCAGCTGTGCTTAGGTGTTCTAGGCCAGCAGCTAGGCTATCAAGACTATCATCATAATCGGAGTACCTAAATACCCCTCCAGTATCAGCATCTACAAGGACTAAACACCAGATTTTATTTACTTCTGGTAGGAATCCATTCGTCTCGATATCAAAACCGAGTCTTAGCTTGGGTCGCTGCATAGTAACTTCTCCACTAGTTTCATTCCATACAACGATGTGTATATTGCTTCGAAGGCTCGTGCTTCTACTTCTACAGGATTAAAGAAGTAGGAATCTCTTGGATCTTTCTTGTTGTATTTGGCACCTTTGATTGGGAAACCTTTACGACCTGTTAGGTATTGGCACACATGCACGAACTCGTGACACATGGTTCCAACATAGAACAGGATCACTGATGGATTCCCTTCCCATCCGTTTAAAGCGGGGTCTCGTATCTGTACTAGTACTCGATTTAGCTGTTCTAGGTCTTCTGGGTAACAAGCTAGACCTTGTTCAGCTGAGTTCTCGTTGTACTCTATCAGACATATTGCTAGTTTTGTGTCCGTGATCACGGTTTTTGCATTGAAACGCTCTACATAATCGTTCAGGATATCAAAGAATAGTTTCTTAACTTCCTTTTCGATAGGTAGTAATGAGTTTACCTGAACCTTAATATTGTAGTTGTTATTGGACATTAATTACCTTTACGTTGGGTGAACCTAGCTCGGACAACTCTCGCATCATATCAGAGATAATCGCGAATTGAGTTTTTATTTGTTCTCGG